GATATTGCACCAACCATGGGAACAACCACGGGAACAACCACGGGACAAGGAGTATCTACTGGGGATAGTGCAGATGAAAGTGAGGATGAAGGGGAAGATACTACAGAAGCTGATATTTCTTTAGGAGTTCCAGGTTTATCAATATCCGAAGCTGATCTTGCTGGTCTTATTGGTCTTGATAAGGGAGAGGCACTATCTGCTCACTTTAGCAGAGCCAAGGAGGGTAAAAAGAGTGGAGTACCTTTAGGTCCAATCGGAAAGGAGAATTCTCAGTCTCTTGTGAATATGGTGAATTTGGGCCTTATAACAAATCAAGAGGCGCTGGATATAGCTAAGGGAGATATTTCTGATGGCGGCTTAGGAGGTCAGTCTCCTGGGGGCTTTGCCGCAAATAATTCCACAACTGAGGGATTAACCATGGGTCAAATTGCCGCTATAAATGCAATAGACCCAGCAACCGGAGAATATGCCGGTAATTTACCAGCGCCAGCGATAGGAACACCCGCTTTTGATCTTGCTATTAATGCAAGTATCGCCAATGCGGCAGCATTTCCAGGCGCTGCGGCTGTTATTGGGGGTTTAGCGGGTCTTGTTCCTGGAGGATCATTAATGACAGCAGCCAGTCTGCTAAGTGGCCAACCAAGTGGATTAGCGGGGCTGTTTTCAGAAGCCGTTCCTGGATTTTCCCAAGGGTTTACTACTGCTGGCCAAGCTATTAGCGATGCTTTGGGGGGTGTTAGCAATGCTCTTGACGCAGGGTTCGGTGCTATTGGATTTGGCCCCGATGGAACAAGTCCCGACGGTGGTGGTTTTGATGGTGGTTTTGATGGCGGCGGCGTTGATGGTGGTGGTCCACCGCCGCTACCCACGGTTCCGGAAACACCCCCAACTCCAGCAACGCCCACGGTTCCAGAAACTTTGGACGAGGTGGACTTAACGCTTCTGCCTGCTGTGGCACAAAATTTACCGCCAGCAAGAAGGCCCACTACTCCGTTTAGTACGTTTGGTCAACCTACGCTACCACCCGTATTCACAGAACAGGATGCCCGTGCCCTGTTACAGCAGACAGGACAATTACCGCTGGCTGGAATTGCCTAAATGGACCTAAACGTTGAGCAACTGCCAAAGGAGGTATTGAATGAGTACTTCCTGCTTGCTGACCGTTTAGAATCATTAAAAGACCAGGACGAATGCCAAGACAAATTTCTTGAATTTGTACGTTTGGTGTGGCCAACCTTTATTGAGGGCGAGCACCATCGCATAATAGCCAAGAAGTTCCAGGCTGTGGCTGAGGGCAAGTTAAAACGGCTTATTGTCAACATGCCGCCACGACATACCAAGTCAGAATTTGCCAGCTATTTGTTTCCGGCATGGCTCATTGGCCGTAAACCAGACTTGAAAATCATTCAAACCACGCATACCGGCGAGTTGGCCGTGCGGTTTGGTCGTAAAATGCGTAACCTTATGGATAGCACAGACTATAGCCGTGTGTTCCCGCAAACAAAACTGCGCCCAGACACCAAAGCAGCCGGACGTTGGGAGACAAACGGCGGCGGCGAGTACTATGCATCGGGTGTTGGAGGTGCGATTACAGGCCGTGGTGCTGATTTGTTAATTATTGATGACCCTCATAGTGAGCAAGATGCCCTTAGTGCCACGGCTATGGACAATGCCTACGAGTGGTATACATCTGGACCACGGCAACGTCTACAACCAGGAGGATCTATTATCCTGGTGATGACACGGTGGTCGGTAAAAGATCTGACGGGACAACTTATCAAGGCCCAAGCCTCCGATGACATGGCAGATAGGTGGGAAGTTGTGGAATTTCCTGCCATAATGCCGAATGAAAAGGCAGCTTGGCCGGAATATTGGAAAGTTGATGAATTATTAGGGGTAAAAGCCAGTTTGAGCGTAAGTAAATGGAATGCTCAATGGATGCAAAACCCCACCGCTGAAGAAGGCAGCTTGATTAAGCGTGAATGGTGGAAACGTTGGGAGCATGAAAATGTTCCTGGACTAGAGTATATCATTCAAAGCTATGACACGGCATTTAGTGCCAAGGAAACAGCCGACTATAGTGCAATCACCACTTGGGGTGTGTTTAAACCGAATGAAGATCAGTCTTTTCATATCATTTTACTTGATAGTATAAAGGGCCGTTGGGAATTTCCGGAATTGAAGCGCGTTGCACATGAGCAATACAAGCATTGGGATCCAGATAACGTGGTAATTGAGGCAAAAGCCAGTGGGTTGCCCCTAACTTATGAATTGCGCCAGACGGGTATTCCAGTAACCACGTATACCCCCACCCGTGGCAATGATAAGGTAACTCGTGTAAATGCTGTTGCGCCGTTAGTAGAATCGGGTATGGTGTGGGTACCGGAAAAAAGTTTCGCTAACGAATTAATTGAAGAATGCGCGGCATTTCCTTTAGGTGAACACGATGATTTGGTGGATAGCACCGTTCAGGCATTGTTACGTTTTCGTCAGGGAGGGTTCGTGAGTCATCCTGACGATTATGATGATAAAACCCCTCGTAGCTACATGCGTCCAAGGGAATATTACTGATGGTTGTAGATAAACGTCTTACAGGTGACCCTGCTGCTATTGATGAAGAGCTTACTTTTGACACTGGTGAGAACATTATTGATGTTCCTTCAGATGATGAAGTTATGCCGGAAGATATTTCTATTATTGAAGATGATGAGGGGGGCGTGGTTGTTGATTTCAACCCGTCACAGATGCAGGGTGATGATTCCGGCGATTTTTTTGCCAATCTTGCGGAAACGGTAGACTCAGGTGAACTAACCAAACTTGGTAACGATCTAATTGGATTTTATAGGGAAGACAAGCAAAGTCGTAAAGATTGGGAAATGGCCTATGTTGAAGGGTTAGATCTTTTAGGCTTTAAATATGAAGAACGCGAGCAACCCTTTAGAGGAGCCAGTGGTATTTCGCACCCATTACTGGCTGAAAGTGTGGTGCAGTTTCAGGCGCAGGCGTATAAGGAACTTTTGCCGCCGGACGGCCCTGTTCGCACCCAAATTGTTGGGGCGATATCCCCTGAAGCTGAAAAACAGGCCCAGCGCGTTAAAGAATACATGAATTATCAGATTACTGATGTAATGGAAGAGTATGATCCTGATATGGATCAACTGTTATTTTATCTTCCATTGGCAGGATCAGCTTTTAAGAAAGTCTATTACGATGAATCAATGCAACGTGCGGTTAGCAAGTTTGTTGCCTGTGAAGATCTAGTAGTTCCTTATATTACGACAGATTTACAAAGCGCCGAACGTATTACCAATGTTGTGCATATGCAAACGAATGATTTGCGTAAAATGCAGGTAGAGGGTTTCTATAGAGACATTCCTATATTTCCTGAAACCATGAGTCCTTCAGATGCACAGTCCAAAATTAATGAACTACAGGGTGAGCGGCCTGGAGGACATGACGAGGAATATATTTTATTAGAATGCCACGTTGATTTAGACCTTTTAGGCTATGAAGACACTGATGAAGCGGGTGAACCTACGGGAGTACGTCTACCTTATATTGTAACGGTAGATGAAAGTTCAAGTGAGGTTCTGGCCATACGTCGGAACTGGACACCTGATGATCAAGTCATAAAGAAGAAACAATATTTTGTTCATTTCAAGTTTCTTCCTGGGTTAGGGTTCTATGGTTTTGGTTTGATTCACATGATTGGTGGGTTGAGCCGTTCAGCAACTTCAGTCTTACGGCAGTTGATCGATGCAGGAACATTGGCTAATCTACCCGCTGGTTTTAAGGCTCGCGGTATTCGGATACGTGATGATGATGAGCCTTTGGCTCCTGGTGAATTTCGCGATGTGGATAGTCCTGGGGGTAATCTGCGCGATTCTTTGCTGCCTTTACCGTATAAAGAGCCAAGCGCAACATTATTTCAGTTACTTGGTTTAATTATTGAATCTGGCCGTAGATTTAGTGCCATTTCTGAACTACCTATTTCAGAAAACGGTTTAAACCGTGAAATGCCTGTTGGTACCACCATGGCGCTGTTGGAGCGCGGCACCAAGGTCATGTCTGGTATTCATAAACGACTACACCACGCACAACGTATAGAATTAAAACTATTAGCTGCGGTATTTGCAGACTATCTACCCCCTGAATATCCATATGATATCATCGGAGCTGAAAGAAGCATTAAGGCTTCTGATTTTGACAAGCGTGTGGACATCATACCTGTTAGTGATCCTAATATCTTTAGCAGCAGCCAACGCGCCATGTTGGCACAGATGCAACTGCAACTAGCGCAGGCTGCGCCTGACATGCACAATATGTATGAAGCATATCGGCGCATGTATGAGGCTTTGGGGGTGAAGGATGTTGACCTTATTCTACCTCCTCCTAAAGATCCGCAACCGACAGATGCGGCGGAAGAAAACCGGAACGTTTTAAGTAATTTGCCGTTGCAGGCATTTATGGAGCAAAATCATCAAGCGCATATTGTTGCACATATGGTGATGATGAAAACGCCTGTGGTCATGGCAGCTCCTTTAGTTACAGGGTCATTAATGGGTCATGTGGCACAGCATATTGGTATGCAGGCACGGAAAATGGTAACAGAAGAACTAGGGCCGCAGATTCAACAAGCGCAGGCGCAAGGTGTACAGTTAGACCAACAACAACAGCAACAATTAATGGCAGATGCAGAAAATCGTGTTTCAGAACTAATTGCGCAAATCACAGCTGAAGTTATGGCGGCTACAGGTGAGGATGAAGATCCCCTGGTTGAATTACGTCGACAAGAACTGCGTATTAAGGAAGCTGATTTATACCGTAAGGCTCAGGATGATGCAGGACGGCTAGAATTAGATCGGAAAGAAAATACTGATCGTAATAAGATAGCTCGTGAGAAAATTGATTCTCAGGAAGATATCGCTGAAATGCGGGGTGAGATTGCTGTAGCTAAATTGGATGCTGATGAAGATAAGGCTGAAATGCAGGGTCGTCTTGCAGTTGCAAAATTAAGACAGGATAGAGCAAGAGCCAACTAATGCCTTTTCGATCAGAGAAGCAGAAACGTTATTTGGCGGTCAAAAAGCCGGAGATTTTTAAAAAGTTGAAAAAGAAATCTGGTGGTAAGGTTAAACCAAAGAAGAAATCTAAAAAGAAATAAGCATGGATGATTCTTATACGACTTCTAAAATTATAAGGCATATTCGTGAGCGTCTTGATGAATTACAAGAAGGTATGATGGCTGGTAATTTTACAAGTTATGAGGATTATCGATCGGCGGTAGGCGAAGTGCGCGGCTTAACGTTTACTGAACAGTATATAGTAGAACTTAGGAGTAAAAGTGGAGACCATGATGAAGACTGAAGGAAAATCAAGTTTAGAGACCCAAGGTAGTTTGGCCTTAGCCTATACCGCAGAAGAGAGTCGTGTGTTGGACCCAGATCTGCTTGATAAAACAGTTATGGAGCGTTTACCGATCCCCACTGGATACCGTGTGTTGGTTATGCCCTACAAAGGAAAAGCAAAAACAGAGGGTGGTATTATTTTAACAGATGAAACAAGAGACCGAAACGCACTTGCAACGGTTGTCTGTTATGTTTTAAAACTTGGTCCTGATTGTTATTCCGATTCGGATAAATATTCGCAGCCCTATTGCAAAGAAAAAGATTGGGTGGTAATTGGTAGATATGCGGGAAGTCGGTTTCGGATTGAGGGGGCAGAATTAAGGCTTTTAAATGACGATGAAATTTTGGCTACGATTCTTGACCCCGATGACATTGCTCATGTTTAGAAAGTGAGGGAAAATGAGTAGTATCGATACAGACCAAAGCGCTCAACCGCAACTTGATTTACAAGATGATGCGGGGGAAATAGATGTTGTCCTTGATGATAGTGAAGTATCACCATCTTCGGAGGAGTCTTCAAGAGATACTGACGACGATAGAAGTGTGGCTGTGGGTGGTGAATCGAAGGACGATTCAGAACTTGACGACTATAGCGACAAAGTTCAAAAACGCATTGATAAACTTACGAACAGGTATCGTGAAGCTGAAAGACGTGAAAATGCGGCATTAGACTATGCGCGTGGTCTTCAGGTAGAAAACAAGGATCTTTCCAGTCGGATAACTAATCTTGATAAAGGTTATCGTAGCGAATTTACCACACGTATTGATAGTCAGCTCACAGAAGCCAAGGCTAGATATAAAGAGGCTTATGATTCTGGAGACGTTGATGCTTTAGTAGAGGCCCAAGAATCCTTATCAACACTTGCTGCTCAAAAAGAAAGAGTTTCCTGGGCTGCTCAATTGCAAAAAGCGCAACAGGCGCAAAAAGCACAGACTCAGGAATCTGAAACCGCGCCTGCTCAAACAGCAGCGCCGCCTGTTGTTGCGCAAACCGATCCACGAGCTAAAGATTGGTTTGATGATAATTCCTGGTTTGGTGAAGATGAAGCAATGACTTATGCT